TAGTTGTAACTGGCACCGGTGCCAACGTTGCAGGTACTTTAAGTGCTAGCGGCAATGTCAGTGGTGGCAACCTAAGTGGTACTAACATTGTGGGAACATTGACCACAGCGGCACAGACCAATATTACTTCAGTGGGTACTTTGGGTGCATTGAGTGTTACTGGCAACATTACTAGTGGCAACCTAAGTGGTACTAACATTGTGGGAACATTGACCACAGCGGCACAAACCAATATCACAAGTGTGGGCACATTGGGCTCATTGAGTGTTACAGGTAACGTAACGCCAGGTGGTATATCCACAGCTGGTAACATCACTGCTGGTTACTTGTTTGGTAATGCTAGCTTGGTAACTGGACTTAGTGCTAGCAAGATTGTTAACGGCACAAGTGAAGTTAACGTTGCAACCAGTGGTGGTAACATTACAGTTAAAGTTGGCGGCGATTCAGTTGTTACATTTGCAGGCGCCAACCTTTTAGCAAATGTAATACCTAACTATGGTATTGTTGCAAGTGGTAACATCACTGGCAGTTATATTTTAGGTAATGGTAGCCAGCTGACAGGTATTGATGCTACAAGTATTCAAAGCGGCACCAGTAACGTAAGAGTTACAAGTTCAGGTGGTAATGTGACAACCAGTGTTGGCGGTACTGCAAACGTGGTAGTTGTAACTGGCACAGGTGCCAATATTGCAGGCACCATAAGTGCAAGTGGTAACATCACTGGTGGCAACTTAGCCACAGGTGGTACAGTAAGTGCAACCGGCAATGCCACAGTTGGTAATATCAGTGCCACAAATCACACAGGTACTACTGTAAGTGTAACAGGTAATGTGTCAGGCGGTAACCTAACCACTGGTGGATTAATTTCTGCAACTGGTAACATCACTGGTGGCAACTTGAGTGTAAGCACTGGTACAGTAACATTGGGCAACATTGTTAATAGCAATGCTAACGGAGTAGGTAACATTGGTAGCTCAGGCACCTACTTTAATACGGTGTTTGCTAAGGCAACGTCGGCACAATACGCTGACTTGGCAGAAAAGTACATAGCAGATGCAGAATACGAACCAGGTACTGTTGTGGCATTTGGCGGCGAACACGAAGTTACAATCGGTGCATTTGATTCTGATCGAGCAGTAGCTGGTGTGGTTTCTACAAATCCAAGTTATATCATGAATGGAACATTACAAGGCGAATTTATTGCCACAGTAGCATTAACTGGGCGTGTTCCGACTCGTGTTGTGGGCAAAGTACGCAAAGGAGATTTAATGGTATCGGCAGGCAACGGTTGTGCTCGTGCCGAACTAGATCCTCGAGTTGGCACTGTAATTGGTAAAGCTCTTGAAAACTTTGATGGTGTAGAAGGTGTAATTGAAGTTGTTGTAGGACGAGTCTAACCAACAATCCAAAATAGGGCAGGCGACTGCCCTATTTTTTTGGATAAATATACAATGGCAGCCGGGCTGTGTGATTGGTAAAGCACTGGGAGAATACAACAGTGATGAACCAGGTGTGATTGAAGTAGTAATAGGGAGACTATAATGTTAACAAAGTATCGTGAACACTACGAAGGAGAGTTTGTACTAACAAATACTACCATTCGTGACGGAGAAAAAATTGAACAACGTGAGTGGGTACCAAACCCTATCACCAATCAGCACGTATCTAACTATGCGGCTGTTATTGGCAGTGACAATAACAAAGAGTGGTTTGACCATGAAATTTTGCAAAATCATCGTGGTGGTATTTTGAGCACACGCCGTATGCAGACTTATGGTTGCAACGAGGTATGGCGCAATACCAAATTAGATTTCTATGTTACTAGAAAACCAGCCGAATTGGAAGATATCAAGGTCGCTGGATATCACAACAACCACATTGTTTATACAACAGTCAGACAAACATTACGAAATCCAGGATCATTTTATGTTGTGCCACATGCACCTGCGTATGATGAGTTGGCGCTAGCAGTTTACTTGGCTGCATTTGATGGACACAAAGAAATATTTTTACTTGGCTATAACAAAGATACACAAGGTGTTGACAACGACTGGGTACAGCAAGTATCCGATGTTATTAAATCCTATCGTAATTGCAAATTTTATCTAGTTGGACCCACAGCCAACTTGCATGAAGTTTGGAGAGCACACCGCAATGTTGACTGTTTAACGTTTAGAGATTTTATCACTCATTGTGACATTTGAAATTGTTGTTTGATTAGTGCGATTTTTTCTAACACAACATCAAAGTTGACGGTGTTCCACAACCCAGGATGCATGGGCCTGGGATACGCATCACCGTCGATCCAAGCATATCCCAGATGTTCAAAATTTAAGTTGGGTTTAAACTCATCTTGTACACAGCAAAAAAATGTGTGATAGGCAAAGGCGTCATCGGGACTGGTGAATTTTTCAATCGGAACCAAGGCCAAATGTTCTGGCATACTGCCCAACTCTTCAGTGCATTCTCGAGTTATAGTGTCGATCAAACTTTCGCCTGGTTCAATTTTCCCGCCAGCAAGCCCCCATGTCATGGGATGACGAGAATCATTACGCATTAGATACAAATAACGTTGAGTGTTTAGGCTGTAAAACCATACTCCAACTGCACTCACAGTACCAAGCTCCATTCTCCGCCAACATACAACCCTTCGTAACTCTTGACCCAATTAGATCCAGTCCATCGATACTGTACATCAGTAGTTAAGTTGGTTACAAACTGAGTGTTATCGTAATGCTCTCCAGCTTCAAATACCACAACCCAATCTGTGCCGTTGAATTGAATAATGTTGTTGGCCTTGCCAACTAGATATCCCCAGGCCTGTGGCGGAATAGGATTTGACAAATCACCAACGTCTTCTAGAATCAAGTAGCGGGTGCCTGTTGTGGCCACTGGAAGGCCAGCCCCAGGGCCACTCAACAGTGGATTGATAATTGCATTAATTGGGTCTAGAGTATTTTGTGGAAGAGTGTCGGCATCAATATCAACTAGTAAAAAGTGATCATTTGTTGGATCGTAGGTAACTGTTCCAATTATTTCAGTATCATCGCCCCACTGGCTGGCCAGTCGAATTTGGCTAATACCATCACGCAACGTTCCATACAGACCTACAACAGCATGCCAGAATACATTACTGTTGGGAAATGCCGGTATATTAATACTACTGTTAGGGGCATCAATTGTGGCCGATTGTGTTAGTACCTGAAGTTTGTTTCCAATTAACAATGTTTGATAACCATATGGAGTAAACATCTGACGGGTGCCAAGTAAAAGATCACTGTTGGTAATTGCGTCAACTGCGTCACCCTTGGTATTATATACTGATGCAACAATTTTTTCTATGACTCCAAGCTTTTTGACCTTTGCTGGGCTTGAGATCCAAATTGGCAATGTAAATCGCATGGTCATGATATCAATGGGATTTTCTGTGCCTTGTGGAATAGTGCGACTGCTCCAGGTAGTTGATTCAAGTTCAACAACACTTAAACTGGTCCAATCAAGATAACTGTCGGTGCTCTGCACTTCCAAACTTGGATTAAACAATGTAGCAATTTGTTCAAACAACTGCATTTTTTGATTTGTATTACTGGTCCAAAAATCACAGTTAATGGTCATCTTGTAAGGTACTGGCATCAATCTTTCAATTGTAAATGCATTGCCTTGTGTGGTCTCATAAGTCTCTGTCTCAGCATCATATGTTCTTTGCCGCACGGTTGTTCGATTCACAAAGTATGGTTCTTGCATGCGTGGACGATCGTAGTCCATGCCTGCAATGTAAAATGTAATCAACGGTGTACTAGGTAACGCACTAGATGAGTTGTTTTGCATCACTGTGGCAACTTGTCGGGATGCATCGCCGTATCGCACCGGTACTCTTAATAGCGTAGGTGCACCAGTTGTTTCATCCTTGCCGTATTCAACTTGAAAATTACTAAAGATTCTTGTAAATTGCAGTAAGAATCTTCGTATCTGTTCATCATAAAAAAATTGTTGCATTGATTATCGTCCTGGTGGTCTTGGGTTTGGTGGTAAGTTACCGTTGTCATCGCCATTATCAGCTTTGGGTTTAAGCAACTCGCTAAGGCTTTGTCGACTTGGGATATTGCCAAGGTCTGTAGTTGGCACAGTGTATGTATTATTAACAAAGCTCGAGCGTAGAGTTTTGTTAGCTGGACCGTTGGTCAAATCAGTTCTCACATTGTCCTCGATCTTGACCCAGGATGCACCATTAAATCTAAACAGTCTGTTGGGGAAGTAATCCAAACGCAATGAATAATCACCTTCTCTTGGCTGTGATGGAAACGATACCCCTGGAGTAACTGGTAATCCATTTGGTGCAATACCATCTCCGGTAAGATAACCCATGGTGTATCCGTCAGACCTTGGTGTTTGAGTAGCGTCGGCACTGTTGGGATCAGACCCATCAACTGTGTTAAGGTTGTTGTCTGCACTGACGCTGGATGGATCAGCCGGAGTCCCATCCGGATTAGTTGGCCAGATATAAAACTTTACTGTATCGTATCCCGACAATGGAACTTCGATCTCGCTCTGTAACAAGATAGCATCATTGAGTTCGTAGTCTTTGGGACGAGTACTGCCATACTGTTCTTCAGTTGGCGGGTCAATTTGTTCCCAATATGTGGTATTGGTGATGTCAGTGCCCACTGGCACATCAACTTTGGCTCGATAATAAGTATCGCCAGAGTTAACAATACTACCACTGGGGTAGAAATTACCATTGTCCCAGATTTGTTCACTAACAAAAGGCTTGTTAACAATTTCTTGATATTCTTGGGCATTAACCAAAGGTGTTGCTTTTACACGCCACAAGTGCGGCATCCATGTTTGACTAAACCCTTCGCTGGCAAATGCCGCATCTTGGATTACATAATATCTTGGAAGTGCTCTAGGTATGGCACTGTTAAGGGGATTCATATCACGCAGATTTGGAATTTCCATCACGTCACCACTCATGAGCTTGCGCCCGATTGTGTCAATCATGTCATTGTAGTGAAAAGTAACAAACAATGTATCGTTGTTTAAAAACAATCCAAATTGAGTTAGATCAAAGTCAATATCTTGAGTACGATACACTCCACGCAATTGATATACATCTGGATCATATGCCCGATCTCTATTTTCTAGCAACAGTAAGTCTTGGATAAACAACGGATTGTCGGTGCTATAGATTGGTTGGGTAGCATCATAGTTGCCAGACTCAACTGAGTCTTCCCCTCCAGTTTTGGGTCCTAGATACTTGTGCAGGTATATATCTACACCACCGACGGTGTACATTTCGGATATAGTTCGGTCAAAAAACCGGTAGTCGTTGGTACGATTTGGACGATATAGGCTGAGTCTTGGCATAGTGCAGTATTTATGGAAAGCTCGGTTGACCAAATAATCCCAACCTGCTATAATTAGAACTTGTCAACAAAGGAGCTACTATGCTTACAGATGCACAAAGCGAGCAAATTAATAATACTGAAGTATACACTTTAGATTATGAGGCAGAAGCACTACAAAGTTTTAATGATACCGGGGACGACTTAATGGACGAGCTGGAAGTTCGCGCCACTAATGTTATTTTGGAACAAACAGGCTGGAACGCTCGCGAGGACCTGGGCGGCATTACAGCTTACTTCAAAGACAATACTTTAGTGGCATTTTACGATTACGAACAGTTTCGGGGCACTGTGTTCTAAAAACAAAACTTTTAGCGGGATTGACATAAAAATCAATCCCTGCTATAATTACAGTTATTGCTTTTTGGAGAACGTATGAAAGTCGCAACCAAACCTGTTAAGCCCTTGAATCCGCGTAGTGCAGATACTAACGCCATGGGCATGGAACCAACTTGGCAAACTCAACCCGCAGACAATCGGGTCAGTGCTCTGAGCAGAGCGTTCTCTTGGTACAATTATTTTTACGGCAAAAAAGATGCACGTGATATGATCGTTGCATACCTTGAAGCACACGATCGTAAAGCAGATGTTCGTACACTCAAACGCATTCCAGACAGCTCAATACGACTGACCACAGGCTGGTTGTGCCGTATGACTTTGGTGGGACTAGAGCTTAATGACCATGAGCAAATACAACTAGACAGTCTTCTTAAAGAGGTCCTTGAGTCTAAACAAGACGATGTAGTAGAAGAAGCACCACCCGTTGAGGACACAGTATCCAAAATTACGATTCAAGATCGATTGCGTGAAAAAGTAGGTGAGTGCGCCGGCGAGCTTGAGGGACTGTTTGACGAGTTTCTCGACAATGGTGCAAAGATGTCAGCAGACTTTAAACCTATTTCGATTATCCGAAGCAAAAACGTTGCACCACAAATGATTGGTACTATTGCTGACATTTGGAAACGTCGACAAACTGAGTTTGAAGAAGTGATTGCCGGTAAAGACCCCCAGTTGGTCGAAGGGTACAGTCACCTTGGCAAGGTTCAATTGCGTAATGTGCTCAAGTTCTGTGAAACTGTGATTAACGATTGCGGGGCATACGTACAAATTAAAAAGGTTGAACGCAAGCCACGCAAGGTCCGAGCAGTACCCCCAGAAAAACGTGCGGCCAAGTTCAAGCATATCCTAGAGTTTGCAGAACTCAAACTCAAGGGATTACCGGCCGCAAGCTTGGTAGACAAATCTGAAGCCTGGTTGTACGATACTAAAAAACGAAAACTGGTTCATATTGTTGCAGATGAGTACGCCAAAGTGTTTACTGTAAAGTCAAACTCTGTTATTGGCTTTAGCACAACAGAAACTGTGCAAAAAACACTGCGCAAACCAGCCGATGTTTTGAAACTTCTAGGTGCGGCAGGTAAGCCAGCGGCACGTAAGATTTTCAAAGAAGTTACTACTACTGAAACACCCTGGAATGGACGTGGCACAGAGAACTTGATCATCCTAAAGAGTTGGTAAATATTAAGGACAGGAGTCCTTAATGGCTGACCAAACACTTGATCCACTTAAAAAACAACTTATAGAATATGTGCAACTACAGCTTGCAAGTCAAATTATTGATATTGAATTAGACCCAGAGCACTACGAAGCCGCATATCAAAAAACCATTGGTACGTATAGACAACGTGCGCAAAATGCCTATGAAGAAAGCTACAGCTTCATGGAATTGATCAACGACGTAAATGAATACACCTTACCACAGGAAGTTACACAAGTTAGACAAATCTTTCGTAGAACAATTGGGTTAGGCACTGGCACCGGCGGCTATAGTTTTGATCCGTTTGGAGCCGCTACCTTGAATGTGTACTTGCTTAACTTTAACCAAGCAAGCGGTGGTATGGCCACATACGACTTTTATCAACAATATGTTGAACTCGCGGCACGTATGTTTGGCGGCTACATCAACTACACATTCAATCCTGTTACCAAAAAACTACAACTCATTAGAGACCCAAGAGGAACAGGTGAAGTTGTGTTGTTATGGACATACAACCTGCGCCCAGAAATTGTGCTACTGAGTGATTTTCAAATCAGTCAATGGATCCGTGATTACATGGTGGCCGCTTGTAAGATGATTATTGGTGAAGCACGTGAAAAGTTTGGAACCATTGCTGGCCCGCAAGGTGGCGGCACTTTAAACGGAGCACAAATGAAGCAAGAAGCACAAGCGGCCATGGACAAGTGTATTGAGGATCTTAAATTATATGTTGACGGAAGCCAGCCACTCACGCTGGTGATTGGGTAATGAGTAAAACTTTAATTGTTGGGTGCAGTTATATTGAAAACTTGGACATCGAACAAGTAAGTTCTCGATTTGTACTTTGTGGATCAAGCGGTGCGGGTAATCAAAGCATTGCAGCCAGGGTGGCATATGAATGCAGTTGTAACAATTACGACCGTGTGATTGTGTTATGGAGCGGCATCTTTAGATTAGATTTTCCAGTTAGTCTTGCATTACATAAAACTACCCCTGTAAGTTTGGATGGAAAGCGCAAGTACGAGTATTTTACAGAAATAGGGTCCGCAGTATGGTATCACAGTGGCGGATGGGGACTTAGCGGATCCAGCAAAGATAGCCCATGGTTTTTTAGAAATTTTTGTCAGGCCCAATATCAGGGCGCCACTCCGAGATATCTAAGCGAATTAAGTTTGCTAGGTATATTGCAAACTCAATGCTTTTTGAATCAACAAAACATTCCATATGACATGAGTTTTATATACGATGTCAATCAAAATTATACGGACCCAAATGTTGAACCAGGATGCGGCAAACTTGCTCGAGAATCAGCGTACATTAACTTAATAGACTGGACAAAATTTACTCCTACAATTGCGCCATATGAATTTGCCAAAACAATAGATAACGGATTTGAGCAAGATGGGTTTCACCCAAATTTTGATACCATGAACGCATGGTTCAAAAAATATCTAAACGAAGATTTAACTAGTTGATTTTTTATTGTAAGTGTGTTATAATCAACACATGGACTTAATGATTGACATGGAAGGCCTAGCTACTGGCCCAGAAACTTGCATTCTGACAATTGCCGCGCAAGGGTTTGACCCGTTTGGCAATGGGTACTATCCTGATCGATGCTACTATGCCCGGGTTGATTTAGAAAGTCAGCCCAATCGTAAAATTGAGCAAGGTACTATTGAGTGGTGGGCCACTCAAAAAGAAGCTCAAGCAGAAGCCTTTGCTGAGGATAATCGTATTCCTCTTGATCAAGCACTAGATGAACTTGGCAAACTTATTTGGCATTCCAAACGTATCTGGGCGCAAGGCCCCACGTATGACATGACTATTTTAGAGCATGCATATAAAAGCTACAACAAATTAATACCATGGCAATACTATGCTGTGCGCGATAGTCGCACAGTGTTTTCGTTGTGGCCGGGACTAGAAAAACCACCCACAAGCCATCATGCGCTAGAAGATTGTCGCAGACAAATTGAACTGTTACAGGACACACTCAAATATCTTAATGTAAAGGAATTAGCATGATTATTGGCATTTGCGGACTTATTGGTGCTGGCAAAGATACCATTGCAGATTATCTAGTAAACATACATCAATATCGCAGGGAAAGCTTTGCTAATAGTTTGAAAGATGCTGTAGCTCAGATATTTGGCTGGGATAGAACCATGCTAGAGGGGCGCACAAAGCACTCAAGGGAGTGGCGTGAACAAGTGGATACCTGGTGGGCAAATCGATTGAATATACCCGAACTTACTCCACGGTGGGTGCTACAACACCTGGGCACAGACGTATTGCGTACAAGATTTCACGATGATATTTGGATTGCCAGCTTGGAAAATAAACTACGTAATATCACAGACGATGTTGTTATAACTGATTGCAGATTCCCAAACGAAATCAACGCTATCAGGGCTTCGGGCGGAAAAGTAATTCGTGTTATCCGTGGTGTAGAACCAGACTGGATGCCATATGCAATCAATTACATGAGTGGCCCTCAAACAATTGGGTGGGCGATTGGGAAAGACATGCTAACAAAATTTAATGTGCATGCCAGCGAGTACAGCTGGGCTGACACTAAATTTGATCAAGTAATTGACAATAACAGTACCATGGATCACTTGTACAAGCAGATCAATGATCTGGTTCAAGATCTCCAGGCTTCCAAGGAAGGTCAGCTCGGGTGACCTCAGCGGCACAATTGAGACAGATAGTTTTTAAGTTTCTTAATTCACTGTTGTTTAAATCACCATCAACATGATATACCAGTAACTGACTTGAATGTCTTGCCTTGAACCCGCATCGATCACATGCGGTTTTCTTTTTGTAGCCACTGGTTTGCCACCGTGGTTTTTGTGGTTTGAGCTTCTTGCCTTTGCGTATACAAGCATTGCATTTAGACCGATAATACAGTTTGTTGTTGTGCCAGCCGTTAACAGCGGCTAGGTTCTTGTTGCATACTTTACACAGTGGTCTCATACCATTATTTATGTTGCGAACCTTAATTAAGGCACCGCAACCATGCCCGTTTTTACGTTCTTCAATAAATATTACTAACATTTTTGAAGGATGCGATTATGGCACTAGTATCTCCCGGCGTAGAAGTTACAGTTGTTGATGAGTCAAATTATATACCAGCGGCAACTAACTCTGTTCCATATGTTTTGATTGCGACAGCACAAAACAAAATCTCTGGCACTGGAACTGGCGTAGCAGCCGGTACTTTGGCAGTCAACGCAGGCAAGGTTTATTTAGTAACCAGCCAGCGTGATTTGGCAGCAACATTTGGTAACCCGTTCTTTTACAAGACATCGGCTGGTACACCAATTAACGGTTATGAGCTTAACGAATATGGCTTGTTGGCTGCGTTCTCTGTTTTAGGTATTAGTAATCGCGCTTATATCCAACGTGCAGATATTGACTTATCAGAGTTAACAGCAAGTTTAGTTCGCCCAACAGGCGCACCAACTGATGGTACTTACTGGTTAGATACATCATCAACATCATGGGGCGTGTTCCAGTGGAATCAAACAACTGGTGCATTCACTAGCAAAACTCCCACAGTTATTACTAGCACAACACAGTTAACCGGTGGCGTGCCAAGTGCAAACATTGGTAGTATTGGTGACTATGCAGTTGTTGCAACAAATGCAAACAATCCTGTATACTACAAAAACTCAGAAAACATGTGGGTACTTGTTGGTAGCGACGCTTGGAAAATGAGCTGGCCTACAATACAGGCATCAAATTCTCTTGACGGGGTGAGCCTAACAGCAGGTAACACAATTGTTATTAACGGAACAACGGTTACAGTGCCAGTAGCACCAAACAACAACCTTAATGGTTTGGTAACTGCAATTAACAATGCAAGTATTGCTGGTGTGACTGCCGAAGCTGACTCAAGTAGCCGTTTGGTAATTTATGCAGACAGTGACGCAGAAAGTGACGGCTCATCTGCTAATGGTGGCATTGTACACATTGATGTATTGAGTACTGCTGGACTATTAACAGCATTGGGTGTTAGTGTAGGAAATTACTATGCACCAACATTGCAACAAAGTCCAAACTACACAGTTCCGCGTTGGAGAACCAGTGACGTTGAACCTCGCCCAACTGGTTCTGTTTGGAACATGTTGACAGCAGTTAACCAAGGCGCAAGCATTATTATCAAGCGTTATGATTCAGTGCTTGGAGCATTCGTTACACAAAGCGCACCAATTTATGCAAATGGTTGGAGTGCCGACAAAGGACTAGACCCTGCAGGTGGTGGTAAGAATATTCCAGCTGACACATTATATGTTCAGTACAATACTGATCCAGAATTGTCTGGTACTGGATTGTACAACAACACACTGACTCTCAAGGCATATACTCGCCTTGCAGCCGGTGCAACGGTCATCACCGGCGATGACACTGCTCCAACATTTACCGCATCAAATACATTTACAATTCAGGCCAGCACAGCAAATAGCACAAGTTTAACATCTCCAGTAACTGCCACTGTTAATGGTGTTACTCCAGCTGACTTTGTAACAGCAGTTAGTGCAGCCGGCGTACCAAATGTTTCCGCCAGCGTTACTAGCGATGGCTCAATTGCATTTACACATGCTCTTGGTGGCGACATTGTTTTGATTGATTTAACCGGAAATCCAGTAGCAGACGCAGGTTTTAATACTACAGTTACCGGTGTGTCTGATGCAACAGGCGAATTAACTGGTGGGTTAATTTTATCTAACTGGATCCCATTAACTTACATTGCATCCGCAAGTGCTCCAAGCCTTGATCCTGCTGATGGACGCCTATGGTACTACAGTGCAACTAATCAAGTCGATATCATGATTCAAAGTGGTACAGAATGGCAAGGTTATCGCAATGTTAGCTTGGACGTTCGTGGATATAATTTAACACAAACAGATCCAAACGGACCTATTGTTTCTGCATCTGAACCCCTATTGCAAAGCGATGGCACAGATTTGGTTTATGGTGATTTGTGGATCGACACCAGCAACTTAGAGTTGTATCCAGTGGTTAAGCGTTGGGAACTGGTCAATGACGTTGCAACCTGGGTGTCTATTGACAATACCGATCAAACAACAAGCAATGGTATCTTGTTTGCTGACGCACGTTGGGCAACAAACGGCACAACTGATCCAATTACTGATAACTTCCCAACAATCAAGAGTTTGTTAACTAGTGATTATTTAGACTTGGATGCACCAGATCCAACACTGTATCCAGCTGGGACATTGTTGTGGAACACACGCCGAAGTGGTTTTAACGTAAAATCATTCCAGGTTGATTATTTTAACCCAACAACATTCAGTGTTGACAGCTACAGCGCCGCAACAAGTTATGCAGTTAATGATTTGGTATTGTATGAAGGTATCATTTATATTGCTACTGCCCCTGGCAATGGTAACGTACCAACCGACACCAACTTCTGGAGCCCACTGGAAACCAATGCTTGGGTAACTGCTACTGGAAACAAAGCAGATGGCAGTCCATACATGGGTCGTTTGGCACAGCGTCAATTGGTAGTGGCTGCAATGAAGAGTGTAATTGACACACAAGACACTTTGCGTGAAGAACAAAATGTGTTCAACTTGATTGCCTGCCCAAATTATCCAGAGCTGATTCCTAACATGGTTGCATTGAACAACGAACGTAGTAACACAGCGTTCGTTGTTGGTGATACACCATTGCGCTTACCACCAAATGGGGCAGACATCGTGGCCTGGGCAACCAACAACACTGGCACTGGATATGTCACTGGCGATGGATTAACAATTGGTGATCCTTATGTTGGCGTGTTCTACCCAAGTTGCCGTACAACAGATCTAGGCGGAAGCCAAGTTGTACAACCACCAAGTCACATGATGTTGCGTACTATTGTACGCAGTGACGAAGTTGCTTATCCATGGTTGGCACCAGCTGGTGTACGTCGTGGTGTAATTGACAATGCTGAACAAATTGGTTATGTTAATGCGGCAACAGGTGAGTTTGTGACAATTGCCACAGGCCAAGGTCTACGTGACGTATTGTATGTTAACAAGATTAACCCAATTACGTTCATTCCTGGTGTTGGTATTACTAACTATGGTAACAAGACTGAAAGTCCAATTACAAGTGCTATGGATCGTATCAACGTTGCACGTTTGGTTGCATACATACGTGGACGCCTGAATGAAATTGGTAAACAGTTTGTATTTGAACCTAACGATCAAATCACTCGTAATGAAATCACAAATGCTATCGACGGTCTCATGGTAGATCTAGTGGCAAAACGTGGTATCTATGACTACTTGATTGTGTGTGATTTGAGTAACAACACACCAGCACGTATTGATCGTAACGAACTATATGTTGATATTGCTATCGAGCCTGTTAAGGCAGTTGAATTTATCTACATTCCAGTACGTATTAAGAATACTGGCGAATTGGCTGCAGGCCAAACAGCTAGCTCTGCTACGGTTTAATAGCAGGTAAATAAACATATACAGGAGATAAAACATATGGCCGTTGCATCACTAACTAGAATGACAGTGCCTCTGTCTAGCGATCAAAGTAATCCTAATCAGGGCTTGTTGATGCCAAAACTCAAATATCGCTTTCGAGTGATATTTGAAAACTTTGGAGTCTCTACTCCAAGAACAGAACTTACAAAACAAGTGATGGACTTTACTCGTCCATCAGTTACATTTGACGAAATTCCTATTGAAATTTACAACAGTCGTATGTACCTTGCTGGTAAGCATACTTGGGATATGTTAACTGTTACCTTGCGTGATGATGCTTCTGGCGAAGTAGCACGCCTGGTTGGTGAACAATTACAAAAGCAGTTGGACTTTAATGAGATGGCATCTGCGGCAGCTGGTATTGACTACAAGTTCCTAACACGTTGCGAAATTCTTGACGGTGGTAATGGAGCCGCTCAACCAGTTGTGTTGGAAAACTGGGAAATTTATGGTTGCTACTTGAACCAAGTTAACTATCAAGATCTTAACTATGGCGAAAGTGCTCCAGTAACAATTCAAATGCAAATTCGTTTCGATAATGCTGTTCAGACACCTAACGGTACTGGCCTTGGCACTAGCGTTGCACGTTTGGCAGGTAGTGTTGTAACTGGTGTAGGCACAGCTGGCTAATTAAATTAGATGGCATTCGGGCAGGATTTTCTAAAGGCATTCTTCGGGAATGACTATGTCAAGGACTACACACATGCAAGCAAGGTGTTTAGATCCAATGGCTACGAAAATTCTCCCCGATTAAAGTTTTTATTTCACGTTTATTTTAATCTTAATACAACTGCAATTCCCCCGTTGAGAAACATTTTCTCAACGCCCGACACATCAACAATTGGCTTACTAGTTAAAAACATTGAACTACCTAAGTTCAAGATGGACACTGAAGTATTAAATCAATACAATCGCAAACGTGTAGTACAAAAAAGAATCGACTACGATCCAATCAACATCAAGTTCCATGATGATTCTGGCGATTTAATTCGTACAATGTGGTACAATTACTATTCGTACTACTATAAAGATCCCACACAACCATATCGTGGACAAAAAAACACAAATGGCAGTATTGGCCAAAGTGCAACATTGCCTAACGGTTTTGACTACAATAATCGAGACATTTATTCTAACGATCGTTTTGTTAATGATTGGGGTTATGTAGGCGAAAGTTATTTTGATGGCACAAACAGCACAAGTGGAAAGCCACCGTTCTTCAAAGACATCAGCATCTATGGCATGAATCAACACAAGTTTGTTGAATATGTATTAGTGAATCCAATGATTAGCCAATGGAATCATGACTCATATGACTACAGCCAAGACAATGGTGTAATGGAAAACAACGTAACAATAACTTACGAAACAGTAAAATATTACAGTGGTGCAATTGGCGGCGTTAGACCAGATACAAACATTCAAGGTTTTGCAAGTCCAACCTATTATGATCAACAACAAAGTCCATTAACACGCCCGGGTGGTACTAGAAGTATTATTGGCCAAGGCGGGTTGCTTGATGCTGGCCTTGGCATATATTCTGACTTACAATCTGGCAGCGTGGCAGGTGTTATTGGTGCTGTGCAAAAAGCCGGCACAGCTTACAACACATTCAAAGGTGTAAATTTAAAGTCTGTAGCAAAAGAAGAAGCAGTAGGAGCAGTCCAAGGTGTGTTAAGAGGTACAAGCCAAGGAAATCCATCTAGCACAGCATTGCAATCAATCATTCCTCCAAGCTTTGCACAAAACGTAGCAACAACATTACAAAAACCAATTTTTCCGACACCACCTAAGAGGTAATCAATGGCAACAGTAAACGAACCAAATCCTAAATTAGGTAGCACAGTTAGGCTTTTTGATCAATTCTATGCATACGAAGTAGATGTGCCAGTTAACGAGTACGATGCAGTTAACAGTTACTTTTTAAGTGTTTTTAAAACTAGAGAAGCCGCACAGAATTTTACAGTTACTTTATTTAGAGTTTCGCAACAAACAAATGTGCCAGCACTGACTTTGTTGGGACAACTACAAGACGTTGGCACAGACCAAATAAAACTCACAGCCATTTTGAGTTATTTCTTAAATGGTTTGAGAAGCCCAAGTACTTTACTAGGTGTTAACTCCACGCTAACTCCAAATTTTTTTACTGCACGTAACGTTTTACCATGACAAATTTTGCACAAGGTGCCTACGTGCCTAAACACCCAAAAAAGTATGTAGGCAAGGGTACTCCTCGTTATCGTAGCGGATGGGAGTGGGCTTTCTTTCAATTTTGCGACAACAACGATGCAGTGCTTGAGTGGGCGAGTGAAGCAATTGCAATCAAGTACATCAACCCTCTAACTGGCAAGATGACAAATTACATACCAGATGTGTTTATTCGTTATCGCACACGCAACAACAAAGTCTGCACGGAATTAATTGAAATTAAACCCAAAAAGCAAAGTGCTATCACAGAAGGCATGAAAGATCGAGATCGTGCTATCGTAGCAGTAAATCATGCAAAATGGGCGGCAGCACAGGCCTGGTGCAAACGTGCAAATATTGTGTTTCGAGTTATAACCGAAGATCAAATGTTCCATCGAGGTGGAAAAAAGCGGTAAATACCGCATGACAAGAAAACTCGAAGAACTTTTCAACATCGAATCTCCCAGTCCCGATGGCATACTTGATAGCCCAGACAGCGAACCTGGAAATGATATCGAGAAGAATTTGCCAGTACTCCCGGAAACTTTGGTGGCCCTTGACAAGATAGAGTCAGCATTGCCTGCGGTCCGGGGTCTTGAAGCCAGTGACGCTGAAATGGATGATTTGGCAACCAAGGCAACTGAAAGCTTTGACAATCTCATGGACCTTGGCATGCAAGTTGACAGTAGATATGCCAGTGAAATTTTTGCTGTGGCCGGCGCTATGCTAGGACATGCTATCACTGCCAAGACAGCCAAGATGAATAAGAAACTCAAAATGATTCAGTTGCAATTACAAAAAGCAAAACTGGATCAAACCAATGAAACAGATCCTACTCCAACTGCTCAAGGTCGTGTATTAGATCGTAATGAATTACTAAAGCACTTGGTACAGCGGAGTACTGAAAACCCCAACAGCGGTAAATAACATATAGGATTAGTCACATGAAAACATTTGCACAATATCTCACAGAAAGTGAAAAAACCTTTGATTATCGCATTAAAATATGCGGTGATGTGCCCTCAGACTTTGTTAACTCTCTGAAAGAAAAACTTAAAAAGTTTGATCCAGTAAAGATCTCTGAACCAAAGAAAACTCCAATTCAGTCTAAGCCAATTGACTTTCCGTCTTTCACAAACGAACCTGTAACTATCATCGATGGCACATTTCGTTATCCAGCCACTCCTCCACAAATTCAACAAATGGTTCGTTTGTTAGGTATGGATGAGAATCGTGTGTGCATTAACGAGTTGCAGTGGAGTGAAGGCATGGACAAAGAGTTGTTGGGTATTGCCGACCAAAAGGATTTGTTAGTTAGTGACTATCCAGCTGACAATGCTGAACAGAAAGCACTCTCAAAAGATTATGCCGCTCCTGCCGCTGACAAAGAAGTAGTTAAAAACTCGGCTGCCGATGCCAAGTTCACTATTGCTGGTGGCAAGACACCCCCAGCAGAAACCACAAACAATTTACCGCAGGGCGTTAAGAGTCCAATGACAACGGTCAAACGTCCGCCTAAGCCAGCAACCGGCCTCCAGAAATAAGGAAACAACAATGACATTTTTTTACGACTTAAACAAAAAGCTTAGTGATTTGGCCGCTAAACAAACACTCACCGAAGCCGCTAGCCATCAAGCTAAAACTACAATGAAGCATGTTAATGCTAGTGATGCTTCTCCTAAAGTAAAAGCCGCAATTGGCAAGGCAGCCAAAGACATCAAGCCAGGCATCCAAGGTTACAGAGACAGAGCGGCTGCATTGACTGCTGCCGGAGTCAAAGAAGATGACATGGGCGAAGGCAATGAATTTTCAGGTCAACTAGCCCGGGCCAAAGCTTCTGGTGCTAAATCATTTAATGTTGATGGCAAAGAGTATCCAGTCAAAGAAGGCTCCACTGGTGATTACTCGGCCAAAAAAGCCCGGGCTGGTAAAGACATTGGAAAGCCCGGCAAAGCATTTGCTAAGATTGCTAAATCAGCAGGCGAAAAATATGGTAGCAAAGCACGTGGTGAAAAAGTTGCCGGCGCTGTGTTGGCAAAGTTACGTGCCAAAGAAAGCATTGAAGAAACACAAAACCCCAATGTTGGTCAGGTGTTAAAAAACTTTTCGCGTGATGTTAAAGACTTTCAATCCAGTGGCGAGTTGAGTGATAACTTGTACAGTGCATTGTTTGACGTGTGGTCATCTGAAATGCCATATGGTACTGCAAAAGCACGCACTGGTGATCCATATCAGTGGATCTCTCAGAAACTGAATCAAGAATTAGGCATGAGTGAAGGTGTTGACAAACAAGCATTTGCCGCGCTGGCACCTCCGCGAGACAAGATTACATTTGCTGACAAAATTGCTGGGGCCAAAAAAGAAGTTGACGAAATGCTTGGAGATGTTGCTGCCGAAGCAATGAAGGCAGCATTAGGCAAAGGTAAAAAGATTGTTGCTGACGAAAGCAGAGATGATGACGATGACGTCTATACCTATCAAGATCCTGCAAAGAAGAAAACATATAAAACTGCATCCGGTGGTACAGTAACACACCATGGCAATGTTACACGCCATCAAGCGGCGCCCGGGCGTTACGGTGGCTATGATCCAGAATCTCATCCAGACAAGGATGACGATAAGCCCGGAACACCTGACGGTGAAAAGCGTGGCAAAGGGCGTCCAAAAGGAACAGGTAAGAGTCTTGGCGCCAAAGGGCCAAGCGGTAAGTCTAAATTAATGACTCGAGAAGGCGAAGTAAGTACAGGTAATTTGCAAAAAATGCATCAGTTAGTTACTGGCTTAAAATTGTATATTCAAGACGAAGACGGCAAGGCAGCTCTTAAAGAGCTAACTGCGTTAATCAAGCATTATGTGAACCAAGGTGGCGAACAAGAACTAGACGAAGAGCAACTTGATGAGCTATCAAAGGATACATTAAAGAGTTATATTGATAAAGCTGCTACTCGTTTAGTTAGCGGCGACAAGTATAAGGGCATGGATAGATATAATAGAGTTGATGGTATTAAAAAAGCAACTTCTAAGCTTGTTAAACAAGAAGAAACAGAACAAACTGATGAAGTCATGTCAAGAAAACAAAAAGATGCCGCAGTTCGTAATTTTATGTCGCATGATCCAGAAGCTGGTGAAAAAATTCTTGCTATGGGCAAGAAAGATGCAGAAGACTTTGCATCAACCAAGCACAAAGGCCTACCAGAAAAGAAAGCCAAGAAAAAAGAAGATGTAGAAGAAACTACAACTTCGGGCAGTGTAGCTGTTGCACCTGCTGGCGGCAAAACAAAAGCAAATGGCATTTTTGGTAAGAGTGTTTATGAAAATAAATTAGCCGAAAGCTTCAACAACAAGTTAAACGCTGTGCTGTCTGAAGGCATGAGTATTAACATGAGCGTTGGTGAAGATGGAACCAAATCCTTGACAGTCAACGCCACAAACGAAGATGCTGAACAACTAGCACAATTGCTTAAAATGGCCGGACTAGGTGGTGAAGGTGGTGCACAAGCTTGCTCTACATGCGGTGAATCTGCATGTGGTTGCGAACAAATGTCCGAAGGTGAATTAGCCAACAGCCCTGAGCCAGGATACAGTGATACTGACACCATGGTCAACACATTAAGCGGCGGATTAAATGGTCGTAAAGATACTGGACAAACAGTAGGAGCTCCGTTTAACCGTCAGTCTGCTCGCCAAGGCCCAGGCATTGCCGAAAACAAAGAAGCAGAACTTTGGAAAATTTACTCACGATATTCAAAATGAGAACATTTAAAGACTACTTGACAGACGCTGAACAGCAGAATCCCTGTGTAGGTGATTCTGTTGGCATTGAAATAGGGTTTGAGGACATTATCGAAACTTACGTAGTTGATGTGTTTGAAGATGCTGTGGTAATTGAAAGCGACAGCACAACTTTACAACTACTTGAGAGTGCAGGATGTAAATTTGAAACAATAAGACGCTACGGTCCTGCAGGCAACAACAATGCCATGGGCTGGAGTGTAGCCGAAGATCAAGATGCGACTGTGCTAGCCCAAAAAGAAATAGCAACAGACATCACAAATCCTATGCCCGGGGTACATGAATCAGAGCACGAATCTGGCGAGTACGACTACGAAGGCGACATGGCCAAGGATGACTTGCATACTATAATCCGTGCCGCACGAAAACTAACTGGCATGTTGGATGACAATGAAAACATGCCAGAGTGGGTACAGTCAAAAATCAACAAGGCAGCTGACTATGTTGACACTGCGGCTGACTACATAGAGTCAAACAAAGAACAAGACGAAATTGACTTAGACGAAGCTGAATATCAAGGTCGTAAAGTTCCTTTAGGCAAGCCAATGCGTGGTGATGTAAAGAAATTCAAAGTTTATGTCAAAGATCCCAGTACTGGTAATATTAAAAAAGTAAGCTTTGGTCATGGTGGTTCCAGTGCAAAACGTGCTGGCCAAAAAACTATGAAAATTAAAAAGTCAGATCCGGCACGTCGACGTAGTTTTAGAGCTCGGCACAATTGCGATAACCCAGGACCAAGAACAAAAGCACGATACTGGTCATGCCGTGCCTGGTAAAAGGAAAACAACAACATGAGTCAAGCAAACGTTTATACATCGGCTAGTAGCCAAGCCTGGTACACTGACAAGGCAAGAATATCCACAGGCACAAACACTGTAACTTACAATGTAAATTTGTTGTACGGGCCTGCAACAGGAAATTTGTATTCAAATCCAATACAAATTCCAGCAAACAATCGCGTCACAGTATGGGTAGGAGTTGGCAACCAACTAACAGTCACAGGTGGAAATGTTACTATACAAGAAGTAGGAACAGCAAGTTCGGGACAAGTTGGCGTTTGGCAGCCGGAGTAATTGATGCGAGCTAATGAGTTTGTAACCGAGGACAAAGTTGGCAAGATTGGCAAGCGTCGACAGGTGGCCACACGTGGATTAAACAAATTCCGTGATAACCAATTTGCTGACAGGGTGTATGAACTCAATCGTATCATGATGGCAGTAGCTTCTACTGACGGTACTACTGTGCCTGATATGGACAGTGAGTCATGGAGTGGGCGCAACAACGTGGCTGCTCCTTATACTGAAGTTGAGCAACGCATGCTTGAAAAAGCTTTCAAGGCCATAGGGTCAAAACATTGGGATCTAAATCACGGTGACATGGACAGTGAAGAAGTTAATTCAACTAATAAACAAAGTCCCGTGATGAGTTTCAAAGGCTATCCCCGATGAGAGCACGTGAATTCGTCACAGAACAAGCCGCCCAATTGCCGGCCGAGCAAGCCGATCCCATGCGTTACACTTACGTAGTTCCTGGTCTCAGTGCCGCTGACCCATACCGCAATTATAGATTTGGTGTTGCTCTAGCTCGAGCAAGAAGCGAAGCTGTAAAAGATGATGTAAACCCCGACATTCCTGCATGGCATGATGAAACTGCGTTTGGCGAGCATGGCATTGTTGCTGGCATGACGCCAGGTATTGATAAACTTATTGATGCCGCATTGACAATGACAAAAACACCAGGTGGTAAAAAAATGGTGTCAAGTGGCCCCAGTGAAGAACCCAAATCAGTAGATACAAAAAGTCCTGTAAAGGCATTCAAAGGATACCCAAGGTAAAATATTATGGCAAACACACCACCACCATATGAAAACATCACCGGCATAAGCCGTACAGTGATGAAAGACAATGCTCAAGAGACTTTGGCAAATTATGATGGCAATGCTAGACCAGGCGAACTTGTAGTAAATCTTGAAACAGATCCGCCGTTGTTATATGTAGGTAACAACGTTGGTCAATTGACCCTGGTGGCATCAGCTGTTGCA